GGGTGCATCTTCCGGACGGGGTTGCGTTCATCAACGAGGAGCAGACGTGGTGGGACAAGACCTTCCATAAAGACCTTAGCCGCTGGGCTCGTATCCCGCGCGACCGGGAGGCGACGCACTTCCTCATCGTGGGCGACTCTGGCACGGGCAAATCTGCGGCGATAAGACAGCTTCTCTCGCAGGTGTGGGAGCGCGGCGAAGCGGCCATCGTATACGACCCGGCGATGGAATATCTGCCGCAGTTTTACAACGAGGGGCGGGGCGACGTGATCCTGAATCCGATGGACGCGCGTTGCCCGTTCTGGAGTCCGGGCGATGAGGTTCCGCACGAGGCGGAGGCCCTGACCTTAGCCGCTTCTCTGTTCCAGGATCAGGGTCGGGAGAACCGGTTCTTCGTCGAAGCGCCGAGGAAAATCTTCGCGCACTTGCTCAACCTTAAGCCGACGCCGGAGGAGCTGACGTACTGGATGTGCAACGCGGAAGAGATCGACAAACGGGTGGAAGGGACGGAGCTAGCGGCGATGATCGACCGCCACGCAGCGGCGCAGCGGTCGGGTGTTCTGGGGTCGCTAAACATGGTGGCGGATGCGTTCAAGCTGCTCCCAAAAGAGAGTGAAACCGAGCGGCGCTGGAGCACGGTGGAGTGGGCGAAGGAGCGCAAGGGATGGGTGTTCTTAACGTCGAAGCCGACCATGAGAGAACGGATGCGGCCACTGATGAGCCTATGGCTTGACCTGCTTGTGCTGCGGCTGATGAACGACGACACGGTGCGGCGCAAGACATGGTTCGTGTTGGATGAGCTGGCGAGTCTGCAACGTCTTCCGCAGCTCACGACGGCGGTAACGGAGAACCGCAAATCGGACAATCCGATGGTGCTGGGCTTCCAGGGCAAGGCGCAGGTGGAGGCGTTGTACGGCCACGTTGCGGAGGCGATGCTGTCGCAGCCAGCTACGAAGATCTTCCTCAAAACGAGTGAGCCGAATGCGTCGGAGTGGATCTCGAAGGCGATAGGCGAGGTGGAGATCGAGCGGTTCCGGGAGTCGCGGACGGTGGGCAAGTTCCCTCGCAACTCGGAGAATGAGTCGCGGGACATCACGCGAGAGCCGCTGGTGATGGCGTCGGAAGTCGGTGGGCTTGATCCGTTGCACGGCTATCTGAAGCACGGCAATCTTGTGTTGCGGATGCGCTTCCCGTACCTGGAGCTGAAGGCGAACGCGGAGAAGTTCATCGAGCGGAAAACGACGGCGGCGGCGGTAACGCCGGTCGCAAAGCCAGCGCCGAAGCTGGTTGCGAAGCCCGCGAGTGTTGCCGTGTCGGCACCGGCAGAGGCGGCGCAAGTGGCATCGGCGAGGAAGCCGCCGAAGGCTGCGAAGGAGCAGGAGAAGCAGCCCGCACAGGTGAACGAGCAGACGCCTTACTTCGAGTAAATCTATGGTGACGATCTCCAAACCGATCTCTGCGGGGCAGGCTCAGGCGTATCACAAGGAAGAGTTCGCCAACGCGAAGGGGAACTACTACACGGAGTCCGCGAGTGTGCGGGGCGAGTGGCAAGGCCAGCTTGCGGAGCGGTGGGGCTTGACGGGCGAGGTGAACGAGCAGCAGTTCGCGCGGCTGAGCGAGGGCCAGCACCCGGAGACGGGAGAGCAGTTGGTGCGGCACCAAACGGCGCGGGAGTATGAGAACGAGCGCGGCGTGACCGTCCACTCGATGGAGCATCGGGCCGGTTGGGATGCGACGTTCAGCGCACCGAAGTCTGTGTCTCTGACGGCGTTGGTCGGTGGCGACGACCGGATCAGAGGGGCGCATCGAGACAGCGTGAAGGTCGCGCTCGATGAGATGGAGCGGTATGTGCAGGGGCGGATCGGCGGCAATGCACCGGCGGAGACGACCGGTGCGTGGGCCGTCGCCAAGTTCGAGCATGACAGCAGCCGACCAGTGGACGGCTACGCCGCACCGCAGCTTCATACGCATGTGGTGGTCTTCAACGTGACCGAAACCGCCGATGGAAACACGCGAGCGTTGCAGCCGCAGGAACTCTACAAGACCCAGCAGTACGCGACGGCGGTCTATCGTTCGGAGCTTGCGGTGCAGTTGCAGCAGATGGGCTACGAGATCGAGCGCGGCGAACACGGCCAGCCGGAGATCAAGGGATATAGCCGCGAGTACCTGGAGGCGTCGAGTCCGCGGCGTCAGCAGATCGAAGCGCACATGGCGGCGGAGGGCCGCACCGGAGCCGGGGCCGCGCAGATCGCGGCATACCAGACACGCGATGCGAAGGAGCCGCTGTCGCACGATGAGGTGCGGGCGCAGCATCAGAAGACGGCCGTCGAGTACGGCCAGCAGCCGCAGCGAGTGCTTACGGAGGCGGCGCAGCGGCCAGGTGTGGAGCTGAGGCCGGAGTCTGCGAGCACCGCCGCCGAGGAGGGCATGAGCTATGCCCGCGAACGCGGCATGGAGCGCGAGGCCGTGACGGATGAGCGTTCGTTGATGCGCGATGCCCTGAAACACACGATGGGCGATGCCCGGTTGCCGGAGATAAAAGCCGAGTTCGACAAGCGTGTGCAGTCTTCGGAGCTGATCGAGGTTCCGCGCCGTGAAGGGCTTGCGGGCCGCGCGTTCACGACCGGCGAGATGCAGGGTTACGAGCGTGAGCTGATCGACCGGATGAAGATGGGCCAGGGCAATCGTGATGTGTTGGCGGACGGCAACGTGCGGCAGCAGACGATGGAGCAGCATCCGCATCTGAGCCAGAGCCAGCACAACGCAGTCGATACGGTGTTGACGAGCCGCGATCAGATGATGGCGCTGGAGGGCGTTGCCGGGGCCGGGAAAACAACTTCTTTAGCCGCAGTTCGTGAAGCCGCCGTCCATGCGGGCTATGAGGTCGAAGGGCTTGCGCCGACATCGAGGGCCGCGCAGAAGCTCGGCGAGGCGGGCATGGAGACGCAGACGTTGCAGAAGCATCTTGCGCGAGGCGATCAACCGGACGACGGCCAGAAGCGGCTCTATGTGGTCGATGAATCGAGCATGGCAAGCACGAAGCAGATGCACACGTTCGTCGAGCGGCTCAATGAAAATGATCGTGTGTTGTTCGTCGGCGACACACGGCAGCATGAGGCGGTAGAGGCCGGGAGGCCCTACGCGCAGTTGCAGGAGGCGGGGCTTCGCACGGCGAATCTTGATGAGATCGTCCGGCAGAAAGACCCGGCGTTGAAGGAGGTCGTCGAGCAACTTGCGCGGGGCGAGGTGAAAGAAGCGATCGGAAATCTTAATCAGCAGGGCCGGGTGCATGAGATCGGCGACCGATCGGAGCGCATCACTGAAATAGTGCGGGAGTACGTGCGGCAGCCTGAGAACACGTTGGTCGTCTCGCCCGACAATGAATCCCGCCGCGAGATCAATAGCCACATCCATCGAGCGATGCAGGAGACCGGCCAGGTCAAACCGGAAGAGCATCGCGTGGAGCTGCTGTACGCGCGGCAGGACATCACGGGGGCCGACAGGCAACACGCGCAGAACTATGAGCAGGGCGACGTGATCCGTTACTCGAAAGGGTCGAAGCCGCTGGGCATCGAGGCCGGAGAGTATGCGCGTGTGACGGCCACAGATCGAGAGACGAACACGCTCACGGTGACGCGGCGCAGCGGTGAGGAGATGAGCTACGACCCGCGCCGCTTGCAGGGCGTGACCGTCTACCGCGATACGGAGCGCAGCTTCGCCGAGGGTGATCGTGTGCAGATGACCGCGCCGTATCACGATCAGAAGCTAGCGAACCGTGAGCTGGGAACGGTAGAAAAGATCGACGGTGGCGGCGATCTGAAACTCAAGATGGACTCAGGCCGCGAGGTCGAGTTCAACGTCAAGCAGCATCCGCATCTCGACTATGGCTATGCGGTGACGAGCCACAGCAGCCAGGGCCAGACCGCCGACCGTGTGCTGATCCATGTAGATTCGGAACGGGCTCATAGCCAATTGTTGAATAGCAGATTCGCCTATGTTTCGGTATCCCGTGCTCAGTACGATGTTCAGATGTACACCAATGATGGGCAGACGTTGGGCCAAGAGTTGAGTCGCGATGTATCAAAGTCCGTTGCTCTTCAGGATTTGGCGATTGCACAAAACGCCGATCCTCAGCCAGCCCAGCAGATCGTAGAACAGCTTGGCTTGAGTTTGAGCCTATAAGATTGTTGCAATACGTCATCTTTTATAATTAATTGATGACGTTTTGAGACAGAAGACGATGACAAACAATATGACGAAGACGATGCGGTATGTCAGCAAGCACGGGATCGTGAGACCACGCGATCTTGAGGCGCTTGGCATCCCGCGCGAATATCTTCTGCGTCTGTATCGGCGAGGCAAACTCAGCCGGTCTAGCCGGGGTGTATACACTCTGCCGAACGCTGCAATAACAGAGAAACATTCCTATGCTGAGATCGCCAAGCGGGTTCCGGGAGCTGTCCTCTGCCTTCTGACTGCGCTGGCTTTCCACGAGATCACGACTCAGAACCCATCCTCGATTTGGATTGCTCTGGGGAAGGGGGCCAGAACACCGGCGCTAGAGTCTCATTCGCTCAGGATTGCTCGGCTTTCCGGGCCATCGCTCACAGAAGGGATTGAGACCCATCGTGTCGAAGGCGTTTCCGTCCGTGTTTACTCCGCTGCAAAGACCGTCGCGGACTGCTTCAAGTTTCGGAACAAGATTGGGCTCGACATCGCCATCGAGGCCCTGAGAGATTGCCTTTCGCAGCGGAAGGCCAGCATCAATGACATCTACCGCTACGCTAAAATTTGCCGCGTCAGCAATGTCATTCGCCCATACATGGAGGCCCTATGATGCGAGAACCCAACAAGAATCCGGCGGCATCCATCCGAGCCAAGCTTCTCTCCCTCTCTCGCGAGAAGGGCGAAGATTATCAGAGAGTGCTCGGCAGGTTCGCCATTGAAAGATTCCTGTATCGGCTGGGGATTTCGACCTACAGGGACCGCTTTGTGCTCAAAGGTGCAACGCTCTTCACGCTCTGGACCGGGGAAACCCATCGACCAACGAAGGACTTGGATTTGCTTGGCTGGGGTTCCTCTGCCATAGCTGACGTAGAACAGGTCTTCCGTGACATCTGCGAAATCACGGAGGACGACGGCATTGTCTTTGATAGCCAATCTGTCGAAGGGACGACGATCAAAGAGAATGATGAGTACAACGGTGTTCACATCAGGTTCCGCGCTGAACTCGCTGGGGCGCAGATCACTTTGCAGGTCGATATCGGATTTGGCGATGCGGTTTTCCCGGAGCCTGAGCTGGCGACATTCCCTGTACTCTTGCCAATGTCAGCGCCGATCATTCGAGCCTATCCACGAGAGGCGTCGATTGCAGAAAAGCTCCACGCGATGGTTCAACTCGACATTCGCAACAGCCGAATGAAGGACTTCTACGACGTTTGGTTCATGGCGAACACATGGACATTCAGGTTGGAATCCTTGCGTAGTGCAATCGCGTTGTCCTTCCAGCGACGTGGCTCGCCTCTGCCGAATGGCATCCCATTTGCGCTGACCGATGAGTTCTTGACCGATGCCCAGAAGATGCAGCTATGGAAAGCATTTGCGGGACGCCTGAATGCTGGCGACAAAGCCCCTACTCTCGCCGAAGTGGGGGCCGTCCTCCGTGCCTTCCTTGTGCCGTGCCTTTCATCCCAACCCGATGCCGCTCAAGCGTGGACACCGACTCTGGGCTGGCATGAGTCCAAGAGCTAATCCCAGCTTCACATCGAGCCGCTGATGCGGCGTACCCTCCGCTCCGGCGTCTGTAAAGGCTCTGCGCTGCGCTCCGACCGCTGGCGCGGCGCTTCGCGGCCTTGACAGACGCCTCCGCTGCGGGTGATTTCCAATTATGAGAAGAATGTATTCTTCTCATGTGTTCAGGAACACATGAAGACGCAACCGTCCTACCCTGATTGGGAGTAATCCATTCGGAACGTGCCAGAAGCGTCATAGTAAGGCTCGCAGATGGCTCGCGCACGGAGCTGTCAAAAAACTCTGCGGCCTGGATTAGCGTCATCGTCGTCTTTGGCGAAGGCCAGCTCTCTCGCACGAATCTGCTCTGCGCACCATTTCACTAATTCGAGGGAACCCTTGACCATAGATTCGAGTTGCTCTTGGCTCACTGCCACTTCGGCATCCGATCCCTCACCATCGACAAAATCCGGGAATGTAGTTGAAAATTTGAGATCGAGCATCTGGTTGAGATCAAACGGCATTCCTTCCCGTTCTTGATCGAAGCGAGCCGCCTGGGTGTCTTGCTTGAATTTGTATGGGTTGGCAACTCCGCCGTCGTGGACGATCTGGTTGCGAACCTCCCGTAACGGTTGAATAAATGCTATGCGCTTGGGATCAGCGCTCACGTCTATATCGAACCGCTCCCTGAATTCGACCCACAGGCGTCCGAACTCGCTATTGTCTTTACCGTCACTGCCATAATTCTTTTTCCTAGGACTGAAGGTCTCTGCAGCGCACGCCATTTGTCGCAGGGTGTGCGTTAAGCGAGACGCCAGCCCAACAACCGCCATATTCAGGAGAAATCGCTCTTGGTCATGAAGAAACCACTTAAGCTCTGCAAGATCATCAGTGAGTCGTTCACTACCGCGAACGGTCGCCTCGTCCAATCCTGCGGTGATCTTAGCGGTATCTTCATCAAATTCAGCTTCAAGCCTCTTATTCGCAGCATCCAGCGTCCCCAAAATGAGGATGTGGACCTCCCGATCAAAATTTGAATATTCAGAATGAAATTGATCAATCTGGCGGGCGAGCGAGAGTCTGGAGAATTCCCAAGGAGATTTCATGGCGAGAACATCATATAGTGGGTACGGATAAGTCCGTTGTCGCATCATCGCCCAGGCATTCATTGAGACTTGTGAGGGCGCCAATTGCCAGGTAGCCACTCAATAACGAAAACCGAAACTAACTCAATCCGATCCTGCAAACTGTGCCCAAACTGTGCCCAAACATCCAGAACAACCCCTCGCAGAACCGCATGGAACCGCATCGGCAAGTCCGCTAAGTTACTGTAAATACTGTATTTTCAATAGCTAGAAGAGTAGGGGATAGGGACTCAAAATCCGCCGAGGGCAACCTCATGGGGGTTCGATTCCCCCTCCCGGCACCAATAAAATCAATAACATACATGCTAGTTCACTCTTTCCGGCGAAGGGGTGACAGCTTCGTTGACAGTAGTTGGGAAGATTTCGTCCATGCGGTCTGCTACTTCATTGCGGAGCGCGGGAATCATGTGTGAATAGTATCATGGTGAGCTGGTAGCTGGAATGGCCGAGCGTTTCCTGAACCAGCTTCGCCGGGACGCCGAGTGAGAGCAGCAAGCTGGCGCATGAGTGGCGAAGGTCTTGGAATCTCACCTTGGGCAGCTTCGCGGCGGCGAGGACGGTTGGGAAGAGGCGCGAGAGATCGTCGGGGTGCATCGGCGTGCCTAGAGTCGTGGTGAATACGAAATCTCCCTCTTTTCAATTGCTTCCAGCCCATTCGCGTTGCTGGTGCTGTGCAACGCGGTGCTTCACTAAGGCGCGGAGACATACCCGGGGGATCCGCAGGACTCGCTTGGCGCGTTGGCTTTTGGGTTCTGATAGTTTGAGCCCCGCGCCTCTCACGCGTTCCAGCGAGTGTTTCACTTCGAGCGAAGCGGTGGTCAGATCGACGTCGCACCAGCGTAGCCCCAGCACCTCGCCGCGTCTCAGTCCCATCGTTAGCGCGAGGGTGAAGAGGGCTTCGTTGGGTTTCCCGATTAGGTAGTCGAGCAGTGCCTTGGAGTTTTCAGGGGTGAGGATCGTTGGCAGGTATCGAACGCTGCGCGGGAGTGTGATCAGCTTCGCCGCGTTCTGGTGGACCAGTTGCCAGCGTTGGGCCTGGGAGAGTGCAACGCGGAGCGTCGCGTTTATGTGCTTCACTGTCGCGGCGCTGAGGCCGGCGGAGTGGCGCTCGTTTATGAAAGCCTGTAGCTTTTGAGGAGTCAGCTTCACGAGTGGGATCCGGCCGAGCGTGGGGATAAGGCGGGTGCGGATGATCCACTCGTAAGAGCGATAGGCTAGATGCTTGTTCTTTGGCTTGACAGTGTTTTGTAGCCAGTCCGCGAGGAACATGGCGAGCGTCTGACGCTCCGAAGTGATGGTTATGCCGAGCTGCTGGTCTCGCAGCACGCGCTTCATGGATTCGCTTACTTCGCTGCGCGTCTTGCCGTAGATCAGCTTGCGGTGGGGGGGGTGCCACCTGGCTTGTATCCGAGTGACACCTGGGCGCACCAGCGGCCGTCTTTTCGCTGGTAGATTGATCCTTCTCCGGATCCGCGTCTATTTGCCATCTTTTCTCCTCCGGGGTGTTGTAACTGGCGCGTCCTGCTTTTTCTTGGCGCTATTAGCTACGGCGTCGTGGTGAGAGCACGTCTCAGAGCAATAGTTCTTTTCATGTTTGAACTTCTTCTCAAAGCGCTTACCGCAGCCCTTCCGTTTACATTTGCGGAATTCAATTTCATTCAGAGATTCGACGTAAATTCGCCTAAGCATTGCTTCGACGGATGTTAGGGCCTCTATCTCAAGCCAGAAGTTTTCCTTCTCCTCAAACTTGTCCGCCAGTTTCGAGCGTAATGCCGTTAGTTGGGCAAGCTCGTCAGGTCGTGCGGCGCGATTTTGCTTGTCGCTTTTTGCGTTCAATGTATCCAGTTTCGAGCTGAGCAGGGGGTGGATCGAAGGCCGCGATTGGAGGAGTAATTCTGGCTGTACACCGTTCAGTGCTTCGTGGACTCGTTCACTGAGGTTTGAAAATAGCTTCTTCCGTTCGGGTGACAGTTCGAATTCGGGCCAATTTTCAGGTGTGCAGATTTCGCCGGAATCATTCTTCCAAAACGCAAAGAACCCTCCAGCGCTAACGTCAAGGATCACCTTTTGCCACTCGCGAAACTCTCGCCATGTCAACGGCACTGAGTACTCAGGGGTGTCTTGAGACCATGTGTCCCACAAGAAATGCCCGGTTGCTCCGAAGAAAATTAGCGCATCCTGAGGACTCTTGACTGATAGAAACCATTCAATGAGGGTTCGTGAAAGCACCTTAGGATCCTCGTAGTTCGACGCTATGAATTCTTCTTCCGTCTTCGAGCGAAAGACAAAAGCGAAGTCATCACCGAGCGTTTCGAGTGACACTTTGGCCTTTTGGCCGCCACGAAAATTCACCTCAAATGGCATCGCGGGTGCGTACTGAATGGGGCTGGGCTCAGGGCGAGTCAAAGTTACCTTTTGCGTGTACGGTGAAATTGGCATAGATACGTTTTCCAGTCCGGTGTACCTTCACAGGTGCCGAATGCATTTCAGTAAATGTAGCAGTATTGCATTGGCATTGGAAGGTAATAATGCAAGAAAGCCGTCAATATCCAAAGCTACTTCGACCTGATGACGTTGTGGCGCTTACTGGCTGGTCGCGGGCAAAAGTGTACGCGATGGCGGCTTCAGGAGATATCCCCTGCTTACGGTAAGGGCGCAGTGTGCGCATACCACTGGCTGCGTTCGAGCGCTGGATCGAAGCGAACACGACGGGGGGCGGGATTTAGTAATGGGCAAGGCACCCGCATTCCAGTTCTATGCCGCCGAGTACCTGGCTGATGAAAATGTGCAGTTGCTCAGTCTTGAGCAAGAGGGCGCGTACATCCGTCTTCTGGCTTACTGCTGGCGGGAGGGTAGTATCCCGGCCGAACCGCTGAAGTTGTCGCGTCTGTGTAAGGGCTGCGACGCGGCAACGCTGGCCGGTGTCCTCGCGTTATTCCGGCCCAGCGCCGTGGATGGGCGACTAAGTCATAAGCGGCTGGATGATGAGCGCGAAAAGCATGAGAATTATCGGATCAAACAGGCTGCGAATGGGGCTAGCGGTGGCCGCCCCCCAAAACATAACCCATCACAAAGCGAGAAGAAAGGCTTGGGTTTATTTGGCATAACCCAAACCGAACCCAAAAAAAGGTCTTCTTCTGCTTTTGCATCTTCGTATTCAACTTCAACTGAAAGCAAGATGCAAAAGACTTCTCTCGCGAAGCGCGAGGTTGATCCAAGACACGCGGAGTTTCGAGAGCGGGCGAGCCACTACTGGAATCACAAGAATCCTTCGATCCAGATGCCATGGGATGCCAGCGAAGCGAAGCAGCTCAGCAGCCTGTTGTCGGCCAATCCTTTGCTAAGTGCTGACGACTTCACAGCGCTGCTTCACAGGCGCTCTAAGTCAACGGTCAACCATGCAGAGCGGCCGCGATCGTGGCTTCCACGAATCACGGACTATGCCGGTGGACCGCTGAATGAATTCAACAAACCGATAGGAGAAAAAGATGGAAGGTTCAAGAGCAAAACCGAGCGGAGCGCTGATGCAGCAGGAGCTGCTATCGAAGCCATCGAAAATCGTGGCAATGCTGAACGAGTTGGGTGTACGTCGGCGGGCCTCGTTATCGACGCAAGAATATCAAGTGTTCGCGATGGATCTAGTGCGCTTTGAGTTGTGTGATGTCGATGCGGGCTTGATGTCTTTGGTCGACCTAAAGCCAAACGAATTCGAGGGAACGTTTCCTGGGACGTTTCGTCTGGTCGAGGCTGTGAAGATGGCGCGGGCGCTGCGAGTCCACTCAGCAAGCAACGTGTGGAAGGCATGCGGTGAGTGCAAAGACTGCAAGGATCCTCGCAGTCAGGTCGTAATGCATGGTCTGGTGCGCACGGTTGACGATGCCGGAAACGGGTTCGTTAGACAAACCAAAGCTCAGTGCTACCAGTCGTGGCGAACGGCGCATGCAGTTTAGTACGGCTGCCTTCGCTGTGAAGCCAAGGCCGAGAGTGATGAGAAAGCGATGCAGGTTTTGCAGGGCAGTGATAGAGGCTGGGGAGCGGTACTGTGGGCCTCAGTGCAGGCTCAATGCAATCGGACGTCAGGACTTGGTTGTGAAGCAGGACGCGGAACGCGGATGGAACACGGTGGCAAAGGAGGTCAGGCAACCATGGCGACGAGACTAGCAGGGCCGTGCGGCGTGTCCACGTGCAGCAGCTTAGCAGCGAACGGAAAGAGATATTGTGCTGCATGCTCGGTGCGAGTGCGTACGCTGAGTGATGCGCAGCGCGGTAGCAGCGCGCAAAGAGGTTATGACGGCGACTGGCAACGCTTCAGGACGTGGTACCTCGGGCAGCCAGACAACGTGATGTGTCGTGATTGTCGTTCCATGCCAGCAAGGGACGTGCATCACATGGTGAAGGTGCGTGAGTGCCCATCGCGCAAGCTCGATCCATCGAATTGCCTTCCGCTCTGCAAGATTTGCCACCAAAGACGGACCAACAGAGGTGAATAAAGCTCAGACGTGGGTGCTCGGGGGTGGGCATGAAATTTCAGAGAAGGCCACGCTCCTAGACCAAACTGACACTTGATTCGTTTGCAACCTTCCCGAAAAGTTTTCTAACCGTAAGAGAATCAGAGGTTTATATGAGATGCCCAAACGATTTGTCGCTCGATGCTCGAAAGCATTGGAACCGCATCACGAAGGAATACGAACTCACTTCCGACGCTGCGATGATTCTCGAAACCGCATTGCAGAATTGGGACATGGCGCAGAACGCGAGGGCTCTGTTGCGGAAAGAGGGAATGGTGCTCAACGGTAAGAGGCATCCGGCTGTCGAGATTCAAAAGTTGGGCGACTCTATTTTTCTGCGCTCCATGCGCGAGCTGGGGCTGAATATCAGCGACGCCGGCGATGTAGGCAGACCGCCCGATGCGCTCGGCGCGGATCGGTCTCGCAGTCCAAACGCAACGGCAGGGCAAGAGGTTCTAAGTTTCTAATGCCACCTCTTCGCAGAACGGGATTACGTCGTCGGATCGAATCGACGGACGCGGTACAGAAAGCGCTGGGCTTGCTGAAAGGCGCGGATCGTGTCCTGACCTTTTTTCGCACATTTTTACGGCATTCAAACGGGGACTTTCGAGGAAAGCGATTCGAGCCGCTTCCGTTCCAAGTCGACATCATCAAGGCGATGTTTGATCCTAGAATGCCGGACGGCCGTCGCAAAGTTCGCGAGGCTCTGCTGATGATCCCGCGTAAGAACGGCAAGACGGCCCTCAGCGCTGGGCTTTCCCTGCACGCCTTGTACGACGGCGAACAGTCTGGGCAGGTGGTAGTTGCTGCGAATAGTCGCGATCAAGCCAGTCTTCTCTTCAATGCCGCGGCCGATGCGGTCGAGCAGGATCCGGTCCTGAGGGCTCGGTCGATAGTCTCGCGCTCTGCGAAGCGGATCACAGACCGCGTAAGCCGGAGCACTTTGCGGGCGCTCGCGGCTGAGTCTGGAACGGCGCATGGGCTGGATCTGACGTGCTGGATCTACGACGAACTGCACGCTGCCACGAATGATGAGCTGCTGAATGTTCTGCGAACCTCTGTTGGCGCGCGGCAAGAGCCGCTGGGCGTAGTCATCTCGACGGCCGGCTTCGACCTGGAGAGTCCCCTTGGGCACCTGTACGAGCACGCGAAGCGGTGGGAAGTAGACCCGTCGATTGACCCCTACTTCCATGCTTCGATTTACGAAGCGTCTGAGAACGATGCGTGGGATGATCCTCGGACCTGGCACAAGGCAAACCCGGCCTTGAAGTCGTTTCGTTCTTTGGAAGAGATGGAGATTGCAGCGAATCGAGCGAGGCAGGTTCCCAGTCAGCAAGACGCTTTCAAGCGGCTCTATCTGAACATCTGGACGAGTCAGGAATCTTCGTGGCTGGACCTTGCCGCGTAGGATTCGTGCGCCGATGCAAAGTTGAAGGATGAAGATATCGTAGGCAAGACTGCATACTTTGGCCTGGACCTAAGTAGCAATATCGACCTGACCGCATTCGTTGCAATCGTGCCACTTGAGGACCGGCTGGTAATTAGGAGCTGGAACTGGGTTCCAGCGGACGGTTTATTGGAACGGGAGCAGCGGGATCGAGTGCCGTACCGGAAATGGGTGCAAGAGGGAAGGCTTGAAACGTGCCCTGGATCTGCAATCGACCTTGCATACGTCACGGAGCGCGTGCGAGCCATCGCGAAGGGCTTCAATGTCGCCCGCATTTCTTTCGACCGCTGGGGCAGTACGTCCGTGAGTCAAGAGCTGACTTCGGACGGCCTTCCGCTAGTCCCATTTGGGCAAGGGTTCGCTTCGATGTCCGCTCCGACGAAAGCCCTGCAAACTGCAGTGATGAGACAGAGCATTGTCCACAACGGGTGCCCTTTGCTTCGCTGGCAAGCCGCGAACTGCACAGTCCAAAGCGATGCGGCTGGAAACATAAAGCCAGTGAAGCAGGATCGTTTTCGTCATCGCAAACACATCGATTCGATTGTGGCGGCGGTGATGGCCATGGACGGCGTGAGTCGTTCTGGTGGACCGTCGCTGCTGGATTTTTTATCGAATCCTGTTACTTTGTAGTGCGCGTTTTATCGTGCTGTGTGACATTTCGATTGGGCTAGCGAACCGGGAGATGAGCTAGAAGCATCTGAAACCAAATGCCTACGAAATCATTCTCTCGAAGCACGCTGAACTCAGCGAAATAATCACAAAGTGCGCAACTGAAAACCGCGCCCCCACCACTGAAGAATCCGAAAAACTCAACATCCTCAAAGCTGATATCGACGCAACTCGCTCCGAGTGGGAATCTCGCGGCCGCGCTGCTTTCCTGGCTGGCTTCGCGCCCGTAGCGAAGGCGAATGAAGGTCAGCTCGTCCTCAAGTCGAGCGAGTCTTTCGCAAAGCATCTGGAAGGTAGCTACCCCGACGAATTGAAGGGCCTGTCGATGGGCAAGCTGATTCGCGGATACGTTACCGGCGACTGGATCGGCGCTTCGCTTGAGCAGAATGCGATGGGCAGCAGTCCGTTGTCTTCGGGTGGCATGATGATCCCGACACCTCTCGCGGCTGACGTCATCGACCTGGCTCGTAATCAGACGCGGGTGCTGCAGGCTGGTGCGATCACGGTTCCGATGACCTCTGCGACGCTGAAATATGCTCGCCTCAGTCAGGATGTTTCGACGGCCTGGACCGCTGAAGCTGCGAACATCGCTCTCAGCTCCGCTGCCTTCGATGCGGTGACGTTCACTTCGCATAAGCTGGCCGCGCTCGTCGCAATCGACAATGAGCTGCTTGAGGATGCCACCAACGCCGATGCAGTCGTGCAGAATTCGATTGCGAAGGCTCTTGCCCTGGCGCTCGATTATGCGGCTCTCTACGGTACTGGCAGCGGTCCGCAGCCTCTAGGTCTGCATGGCATCGTGCCAGCTCTGGCGGCCGCTGGTGCGCCTACCTACGACGTGTTCTTGAACGCGATTGCAAGTGTGCGCGGCGCGAACTTTGAACCCAACGCAGTCATCTACAACGCTCGCACAATCAACTCGCTGTCTCGCCTCAAGACGAGCTATGGCGAGTATCTGGATCCGCCGGTTGATTACGTTGCCTTGCAAAAGCTGGTGACGAATCTGGTGCCGACGAATCTCGGTACCGGCACGAATGAGTCTCAGGCATTTGTCGGACAGTGGGATCAGCTTGCTCTCGGTCTTCGCTCTTCGCTGCAGATTGAGGTGTCGCGTGAGGCTGGCTACTTCGATGGCAGCGCACAGCAGTCCGCATTCTCGAAGGACCAGACCGTTATCCGGGCGATTCTTCGCGCTGACTGGCAACCGCTGCACCTGGGAGCCTTCACTGAGGTTACTGGCATCCTTGCCAGCTAACGCATGCATGGGCAGCGGGCGATATCAACCAATATCGCTCGCTGCCTTCACCTCGGGGGGTGAATAGTGATCAAGGAATTTACCGAATTCGTTCGCAAGTCGGCTGCGAAGATATTCACATGGCCGAACCGATACCTCGCTGAACGGCCGGGCTATGCGTACACGTCCTCAGCTGAGTTTGTGACACCAGAGAAGTCGCTGGGCAGCTCCGCAGTTGCGGCTTCAGTCAGGCTCTTAT